CTATGTATAACTATAAAGTTATCTGTTCTGTTCGCAAACATCCCACCAAATTCAACATCGTACATAGACGGAGCAGGTATCCTTCCCTTGTCGTCTCTCTTTCTTGCCGCTGCCGTTCCTGCGTGAGTTGTAAGAATAAACTTTACGTTATGTTTTTGTTTAAATCTCCTTATGCTTGACAACATATTGTAGTAGTAGTCATACTTACTAAACCCCGATTCAACTCTTAAATCATTCAAAGGGTCTATCAGGCATCCGTCGTATTTAACTACTTCCATTTGTTCCTCGAAAGCATCTAATACTTGAGTCGCTGTTGGTTGTTCTTCAAATGTAATTATAGTGAAATGTTGAAGCACCCAATCAATAGCAGTACTGAATTCCGTACTTGACATCCTATCTTTCCTGTCTTTATCTGCACTTTTACCTACAAACATTTCAGCAATATCAGAAATCATATCTCCAACAGGTTCGTTCTCAGGGCAGTAACACAGCCACTTCCATCCGTATCTCATAGAAGCGTTAAGCATTAGGTAGAACATCGTTGTAGTTTTACCTATGTTAGCCAACCCCATGATTACATCTAATTCTCCTTTCCTATATCTATAGTGAGGGTCTAATGTTGGTATTCCTGTAGATACTCCTTTAGGTAATCCATTTCTAAAAACATTACCTGCGTATCTTTTTATGTCATCTCGATTACTTATCTTATACATCGTAAAATCCTTTTTGAGAGTTAGCTACTTTTTCAACAACATCTTTCTTTGTAGCTATAAACTTCTCCGATAAATACTCAGGAAATTTACTTGCACTAAATAAAGTTGAAGGTCTTAAGAACTTATCAAAGTCCGTATCCAACCATTGACTACACTTAACATCTATTACGTGTTTAAAGTCTTCGTAGCTGTGTTTCTCGTTAAACCTAGCCGTAATAAGCTTAGTAAAAGAGGGTACAGCCTTGAATCTTTTGTTTGACTTTTCGTTTAAATACTTAAGAACAGAGTTGTGGAATGCGGTAGCTATAGGTTTAGATTCTTGAACTGTAGGTTTAATCGTGTTAATCACCTTGATTTCTTTGCCCCCATACTTAGAGCATCTAATAATCCTTTTATCTACTTCTTTATTGCTTTTATATGTGAGCGTCACAGAACACATTTCCTTGCTTACAAGACTTGATATAATCCTGCTCACGCTAGACTTGCTTAACTGAAAGAACTCTGCAAAATAGGCATTACTAGCAATACACCCTAACTCATTATCTAAGCTATGTATCTCTGCTAAGAAAACTTTTTCCTGCATAGATAGCTCTTTGGAAACCCATATTTCTCTAGGTATCCATATTCCTTTAAAATCTCTGTTCATAGTTTCTTGGTTTTATTTATACTTAGAACCTTCCCAAGTCCTAATTTCCTCGTAATCCTCTTCGTAGAATACTTTATGATTATTACACAAATGCCAAGCTCCTTGACAAACCTTAGTTACTGCGGCAGGATTCCTTTCTAGGTACTTAGCACAACTCCTAACGCTACCAAACCATACCGCTTCATCTGTGTGAGTGCATACAGCTACAACAGCCCTAGAATGACCCCTGTTATTTTGATTCTGAGAAATGTTCATTTACTAAATTTATTATAGCGTTACACTTAAACTCGTTGTTTTTAGCGGATGATAACACACTACTTATACCTAGCCTTACATTTGTTGTTGTTTTTAATACCCCCGAATCAATGCTATGCTTGTATAGACTATAAAGCTTATCGTACTTGACGCAATCTTTAACATAATTAACTGAATGAATTACGGATGCGTGATTACATTCCATTAAGTCTGCGATTGATTGAAAAGTAAAGTCACATTTATCTCTAAGGTAATATCTTAGGAAATGCCGCCCAATTACGGCATCCCTAAATCTATCTTTACTCATAATGTCCTTCTCTGAAACTCCAACCAATTCTGAAATAAACTGAAGACCTTCGTAGAACTCGTCTTTTTTACTTAGAATTTGATTCATCTTTGTTTTCTTTTATATGAAATGAATAGTTGTAAATTATAGAAGCATTTTCTAATAGGTCTTCTATTTTTTTCGATACAGTAGAAGCTAATTCCAAGCACTTAAACCTAAAGTCAGCCTCCATAGTTACTTGTTTAATTCTTTTATTTATTTCGCTTTGCGATACTTTTCTTTCTTCAGACATAATCTAAACACTTTATTGGTTAAGTAAAGGGGGCGAACCCCCCTCTACATTTTAAGACTAATTTTTATTTAAAAAGGTAAGTCGTCCTTCTTTGCCGTTTGGTAACCATTGTCGGGTAAGCTTTCGGCATTTCCTTCTGACGCTTCTATCTTCCACGCATCTATGTTGTGATAATATTTACCGTTGTACTCTCTTGAAGAAAGATTGAAGTGGACTTCTAACACGCTTCCCGATTGATGCGAATCTATCAGGGTTGTTTTTTCTCCGAAGAGAGTAAAGCAAACCTCTTTCGGGAATTTGTCCTCTGTCTTTACAACGAAACCTCTCTTGCTCCATTCTTTTCCTGCTTTAGTTTCTCCCGTCTCTACTTCTAATACTTTTAGTAAAGTACATTTAATTGAATTCTCCATAGTTAATTAATTTAAGTTTAAGCTGTCTGCGTTTTTGTTTCCATAATCAGAGTAAAGGACAGCTTTTCTTGCTTCATCTCTGACTTCTTTCTTCTTGAAAAGCTCTGAGAAAATCTCAAACATCTCTTCACTACTTGCGTTTACTGCTAAATCCAATCCTACAACTTCTCCGTCGTCATAATTTCCTAACACAATAAATGAAATGTCGTTAGTTTCTACTAAAGCTTTTAGTACTTCGTTTCTAACTTCTTGGTTGTATTTGTTACTCTCTTCTTCTTCACTCATTTTGCAAATATAATTAATTAATGTTAAAAAATAAATGTAGGTTCAGGTATTTTAAAGTCAGAAATAAATCTATCATCGTCAACTTCCCTTGCTATATAAACTAAAGAGTAGTTTTCCGTAAACATATCCATTGACAACTCTTCGTCTTCATAGTGCTTTAGGTAAGCGTTCTTACATTTATCTTCATAAGACTCCTCAAGCTCCCCTTCAGCTAATATCTTATCAGACTTAACATCCCCACATCTAGGTATACCAACTATATTGTCAGTTGAATCCCCCATAAGTGTTTGCTTGTAAATCAACCTATCAGCTTCGTGTTCTGTTACTAATGAAACTTCGTTTCTGTTCCAATTATAGTGATGTCCTTTTATTTGAAGCAAATCTTTATCTATGCTACAAATAATAGTTTTATCCATATTTGTCTGACAGATACCTAAAGCATCGTCGGCTTCAATGCCTTCAGTAACTATACAATCCCATTCATTTATTAGGTAATCCCTAATATCTTGGAAATGTTCGGGAATGATGTTATTCTTCCTATTACCTTTGTATTCTTTAGTTCTTGCTATTTCTTTTCTAAAGTTACCTTTTCCTGTAAGGAATCCTAAATAGCTATAGCAATGAGTAACATAAAAAACGTGGTCAAACATGGCATCTATAGTTTCGTAAGCCTCTTCAACGTTACCGCCCTCGTGTTTCCACGCAGCCCGATAGAGCATAATATCCGCATCTATCAAGGCTGTTTTGATTTCTCCCTTACGTAGTTGCATCGAATGCTTTTTTAAGCTCTAAAGACTGCTCTTTCGTAATGGAATAATCTCCCATCTTAGACTTCACGACATCTCCCTTACCTGCGGAAATAGCTTTTGTCATTGCATATAATTGAGTTTGAGTTAATAAAGCCTTAGTCTTGAATTTCTCTGTTACTTGATTGACGTATCTATTATCATCCCACATCCCCAAGAATATATCAGAATTGAATCCTAACTTAGATAAGCCTTTTGTTAGAGCATCCGTAGAAACTTTCTTAAAACACTCGTCATCCAACTTTCCTTTTGAGTTGTGGGTAGATATAGAAGAATTTATATCGAACGAATAGTCATTTAATACATCGTCTTTATACCAAAGTTCTGCTTGGTAAGATATTAACCCTTCAATTATAGCAGTAAACCTTTCGTTTCTAATACCCCAACCTTTACCTATTTTACCAAAGGCTCTACTCATTTCTCTTATTTGATAATGAGCATTAATGCTTGTAAATTTTCTTCCGAAGCCTACTTCTTTTGTAAAGTTTGGGTCAGTAGTTTGTACTGAGTTCCAAAAATCTAAATTGTTTTTCTCTGTTGCTTTTGACATAATTCCCTTGTTTTAATTTCCCCTATCAAACTCCGAGTGAGTGTGATGATTGTGGTTTTTTGGTTTAACAAATATAGTGTTTTTTTCTTAACTCTCAACACTTTTTAAAGAATATTTTGCTACATTAGTAGTCATTCCGAATCGGTTTTTAACCCTCAAGCTCTCCGTTTCAATATCCCAACCTAATCTTTTTAGCTCAAATATTGTCGCAGCTAATCGTGTATTCCCTAAGTCTTGAATTGCTTGTATAGGCGTAATACTGCCATACTCTTTAAGGTATTTAACTACCCTTGTTTTATTCGTTTCTTTCATCTTACTCTTGTTTTAGTTTGTGAATACGTTCCCTTACATCTGAAGCACTTATTACCATGCCGAAAAAATCATCTGATTGCATTCTACCTATATATAAGTCTTCCAACTCCTCTATTACTCGTTGGTTTACATAAGACTCAATTCTTAGTGTAATATCTCGTAAGTCCATCTTAGTCTTGTTTTAGTTGTTTAATAAATTCTACTACTGCTTCGTTCTCCC